TAGGAGAAGCAAATGATGTATCAATAACATTCTCATATATCCCTTTTGGGTAAACAGTTTTATTTAATTTATATTCAGCCATTTACTATTTTAAAACTATAGTTATTATCAAATATTAAAGTATTACCATCTATAATAGTTTTAATTAATATAGTATAATATCTTTCAGGTTGCAATCCATTCATATATAAAGTGAAATAACTACTTTGGTTATCAGCACTTAATTGAGTAAATTGTTCATCGAAGTTAATAACAAATTCATTAGTATCCAAGTCTTTTATAGCATAAAATGAAGAAGTAGGTAAATAGTAATTTACAGTGTAGTAAGAAGATGTTTGCCATGTTCTAGCTGGGTATTCAGGTCTAGCATTGACTCTAAATTTATTTATACTCTCAGGATAGAATACACCTGGATTTTCATTTATATCTACAAATGCTGGTAGTATGTTTAAGATGGTTTGAGATGATGAGCCTGTGTCCCATATATAATCTCTCCATTTAATATCTAAACTTGGAGGGTATATAGTATTAGTGTCTCTTGAAAAATATCTTAAAGTATTATTATAATCTCTACTATCAACAAACTCAGTTTGTTGTTTAACTATAATACCATTATTTTCAATTAAACTACTAGTCCATGCTTTAATTATGTTAGTAATATCAACGTTAATATCGAAATCATCGAAGTAACTAAATGTTTTAGACGCATTCACCGTAGGTACTATTCCTACATCAGAAGATCCAGTATACCAAGTACCTCCACCAGCAGATGAACTATAAGATGCGGTTACATATGGTTCAAATGAAGCTGTAGCCCAAGCTGTAGTATTAGATGCTCCTCTATAAGTCCAACTAACTCCATTTGTATATTCAGGGTCATAAGCGTATTTTCCTGTGCCCATTTCCCAAGATTGAGAAATTGGGTAAAATTCTAAAGTAGTATCAATATTTAACCCGTCTCCATAAGCTAAATAAGCCATCAATGAAGCACTCCAAGTAGAATCACCTACTTTATTAGTTAATATATCTGATATTTCAGTTTGTGAAAATTGTATTAAGAATCTATTAGCTTGAGTGTTACCACTGTTTTGAGCGTCTTCAATACTTACATCTAATATTTCATCTAGCCCTGTATTTTTATTAGGGTATCTAGAGTAAATAGTAGCGTCTTTTGTTGGAAATAATTTATAAATAGCCATATATTAATAAATATGAATTATTAAAAAGATACAACTCTACCTTTAATATCATTATCAGGGTATCTAACTTCAAATATCATCGGATCTAGGCTTGGATAGATTATATTATTTTTTGTAGCTCCAGCTATATCGTATGAGTAGTCAGAGTAGCCTAATATAGCGCTTGACTTATTTGTTATAGAAATATTCTTAACAGTTTGAACACCAGTTATTTTATCTAAAAGGATATATAAATCTTTTATAACAATAGGCTCATTTATTAACCATTTATCTATATTAAAGTAATCTTGTAAAGATACTATACAATCGGTTATAACTAAATTATTATTATATTGAGGTAAAACAATTATTTCAAAATCTATACCTATATTAATATAAAAAGCATCTTTAATTTTAATAGAATCATTAATGGATCTATTTTGAGATAAATAAGTTGATAAATTTTGTTTTAAAGCATTTGAAGCTTGTATTAATTTTTTATCAGAATTAAAAGACAATACATATAAATTTAATACTGATGGAGTTTCACCAGGTAATAGATTTGATACTTTTTCTGGTTCAATATACGCTTTAGCTATAGTTCCATATTGGGATGGTAAAGATAAAGTTCTAACTAAATAATCATCTTGAGTGATTGTTCTTAATTGAGTTGAAAATGTAGCTAGGGCATTTAAACGTATTTGTTCTATAGTGTCTCCTCCTCCACCACCATTAGCAGCCGCTAAATTATTAATAGCAAAAGAGTCAAATATAGTATTGGCTAAATTTCCAGTATTATCAACATTATTAATAAATTTAACTTTACTAGATTTATTAGTTGGATTAGTTAATGTGTTAGAAGGTATATTTGATTGTAGACCACCACCAGTTAAATACCTTACAGTTAATGTTGTATTACTTGGAGCTATTCCATAAGTATCTGTATATAGAAAGTTTGTTGGTGAAAATGCGGTGTTTAATTTTGATTGTTTATAAGGTAGCCCTAAACCAACATTATCTGGGTTAGGGATAATTTCCTCGTCAACATTTTGAGTATTTGTACCTGCTCCAAATTGTATTTGTAATGTTGTTAAATCTATAAATCTAGTTACAAATCTTCTTGGTACTTTTTTTAATTGAAGTAAATAAGGTGTATTCCCAGAATCAGATGATAAATTAGGGTTATTTATATTAGTGTTTTTAATAGTATCATATATAGTTTCTTGAGCTAAATAAGGTACTTCATACCAAGTATTTCCATCACTATCTACTATATCTAATATTCCTATAATATTAGAATCATTAATTTCAACTGTTGGATATTTTTGTGTAGTTCCAAAATCAAAAGTAGTAGTATTAATTGTAGCTGAAATGGCTTTTCTAGTTTTACTTAATAAAAAGAAATCAACATTAGTCCCAGTGGTCTGACTAATAGCTACATTTGTTGGGTCTGATGAACTAGAGAATGAAAAATCTACTGGGTCTTGAATTAAAAAGGGAGCAGCGTTATTACTTGTAGAAGATATTTCTAAATTTTCAGACACATATAAAGCGTAATTATAATCTGGGAGATTACTAGCAGCTGGAACTAACTGGTATAAAGTTACATCAGTTGTTGCTACTCCTGTTGCTTTAGGTTTATAACCTAACATATAAGCTAGGGCATATACATTGTCTTGCTGTCTAGCAAACTGTAGGAAATTTTCTTGAATTTGATTATCTAAATAAAAAGATAATACATCACCAACATAAGCTGACATTTCCATAAACATTGTACCTGGTGAGGATGGAGAAAAATCAGTGTTAGTTGTTGGAAAGTATGTTTTAGCGAATTCTAGTAATGATGATCTAAAATCTGTAAAATTTTTATTTATATATTTAATGTCTCTAGTTTGATCCATAATTATTTAATTATATGGTTATATTTATATTCTCTTCATCAAATTTAGTGAATGAGTAATTTATATTTATTGATACTTGATTAATATCTTGATTTGGTATAATATCCACATAATTAACTCTAATCATTGGGAAGACATTTGATAAATCACTTTTTATATTAGCTTGTAAATCAGGAATACTTATGTTAGTAAATTGACCTGTTCTTCCATCAGCGAAATTAACTTCTCCAAAATCAAAACTTTCATTAACAATATTCGAAAATAAGTATCTTCTTAAATTAGAACCAAATTGGATGTTGAAATATCTTTCACCTTGATCTGTTAATAAAAAATTTATTATATTTGATTTGATCTGTTCTCGAGTAGTGTAATTACTATTAAAAACAGCGTCTGAGCCAGGTAATGAGCTGGAAGGTAAAGTACCTTGAAATGGAATTTGAACTCCAACTATTGTGTCATAAGATACAGAACTAGTAGTTGAATTATATTGGGATACTCTATAAGCCATTATTTACCCATTATTCCCATTATTTGATCTAAACTTACTTCACCACCAGGTAAACTTGATCCTTCACCCGCTGTATTGATAGGTGGAGGGGTATAAGAAGGTTGAGCGTGTGATGAATTGGCAGTAATAGTGGCATCAAATTCACCTCCAATCATGCTTCTTAAATTACGTTTAAGATCGTGATTTACTGTTGATGTTGTTGGACCAGTAGCTATTACTGGTTGGTTCAAAAATGGAGTGCCAGTATATGATTCCTGTACTACTGTCTTAGGTGATTTAACTGCTTCAAGTAGAATATCTTTTAATTCATCTTGAATTGCTTCACGTACTGCTTCTTTAATTAATTTTTTTAAAATGTCGATTTTCATATAATTATAAATATTTGATTATTCAGCTGTTAAATTAGGATTTGAATCTATTATAAATTTTAATCGGGAAATTAAAATA